TTCTCCTTTCGGCAAAACCCCCAACCATCGCCTTGTGAGTTCCTTTAAACGCCATACAAAGTACCGATGAAGTACCACAAAAGCCGTTAAAATTTTACAGAGAGGAGGGCGGTATGGATGACAAAGGGAAAGAATGCAAGCGGTTCGGCGCCCTCGTCGAGGATGCGGCCGGCGCTTACCCCGGAAGCCAGGGAAAATCAATTGATATCTTTGGCGGTGGATTTAGTTGAGAAACGGCTGCGGGAAGGTACCGCTACTTCTCAGGAGACCACCCATTTTCTAAAACTCGCGTCCACCAAGGCGCGGGTGGAAATGGAGATTCTGGAGAAGCAAAAGGAATTGATCGAGGCCAAGACGGAGTCGCTGCAATCGGCCAAGCGGATTGAAGAGCTGTACACAAACGCTTTAGACGCCATGAGAAATTACAGCGGACAGGGTGAGGCGGATGATTAGAAGATATTCCGAACTGATCGCTCTTCCGACTTTTGAAGAGCGGTTTCGATATTTGCGGTTAAACGGATGTGTGGGGGAAGAAACCTTTGGGTTTGACCGGTTTCTCAATCAGATATTTTACCAGTCGAAAGAATGGAAGGACGTGCGGGATTTTGTCATCATTCGGGACAACGGCTGTGACTTGGGAGTGGAGTGATGCGAAATTCACGGGAGGATATTGATCCACCACATGAACCCGATTGCTCAAAAGGATATTGAGAGCAGGAGCGAAATGCTTTTGGATCCGGAGTATTTGATTGCGACGACACATGAAACGCATAACGCCATTCACTATGGGGATGAGACATTGCTGGTTCGGGAGCCGGTTGTGCGGATGAAAAACGATACTTGTCCTTGGAGGCGCGGTTAATTTTTCAGAAGGAGTTCCTTCGGAGTCAGCAAAGGGATACCAAAGCCCTCAAAATCTTTTTTATTTCGGGTGACAATGCAATCGCAGTGAATTGATTTGGCGCAGGTGGCGACGAGGCAGTCCTCAAAATCCTTGGCTTTTTGCTGAAATGCGGTGAGGACATCGTCGTTGGTAACGCTACAGACTTTGACAATTTCCAGCAGTTTTCCGATGGCGTGGTACGCCATTTCGGTGCTATGGGTATACTTCCTGATGAGATAATAGATGTCGGTGACGGAAGACGCGGATACAAACCCGTCTATTTTATGTTCTTCGCAGAGAGCCAACACTTTGTAGGAATCCTCTACAAAAGGCGCTCGTTCCAGCAATACGTCAAGAATTACATTTGTATCACACATGATCTTCATATTTTAGCAACCGTTCCTCTCGTAAAGAATCTGTATCAATATCAGCAGGTATATTTTTCAGCATTCCGCGAAGGGAATCGACGGCGGAAATTCGTGGATTTACGACCTTGGCGACTGTTTTTCCGTTGCGGGTGATAAAGATATCTTCTTTGGCAATCATTTCAAGATATTTTCCAAAATTGGTTTTAAATTCTGTTGCTGTAACAATCATAAACAGGTTCCTCCTTTGATATGGGATCTATTTATATTATATGCGATTTTTTCTTAAAAATCAATAAAATCGCATGAAATAATCAAAAATATTTTTAAAAATCGTTCGGTATCAAACAGGTAAAAACAAGGGGGCTATCATGGACAGCATACTGACATCGATTAAAAAGCTTCTCGGTATTACGGAGGAGTATGAGTATTTCGACGCCGACCTAATCATGCACATCAATTCGGTGCTCGCGGTTTTATCCCAGCTTGGCGTCGGGCCTTCCGAGGGCTTCGCCATTCAGGACGAGGACGCTGTGTGGACAAGTTTTCTGCCGGATGACGCAAGGCTTCAGTTTGTAAAATCTTATGTGGCGTTAAAGGTGAAGCTGCTTTTTGACCCACCCCTCAGCTCGGCGGTGATCGAGGCCATTAACCGGCAGATCAGCGAGCTGGAGTGGCGGATTCTGGTGGAGGCGGAACACGATAAAAACACGGAACAGGAGGAACATCCAGATGAATAACGATATTTTAGCTCACCATGGCATCCTCGGGATGAAATGGGGAGTGAGGCGGACGCCGGAGCAGCTTGGACACAGAACCTCCGGAAAAAAGAAAAAAATCATGACCGCCGATGAAAAAAAGAAACAATCCATGAAAAAGGACGTCAAGAACCGGCGGACGCTCAGCACCGAGAACTTAAAGAAGAAAATCGAGCGCATCAAGCTGGAAAAGCAGCTTAAGGATCTGACGGCGGATGAAATAGCCCCGGGAAGAAAGTTCGTTTCAGAGGTTCTCTCTTCCAGCGGCAAAAAGGTAGCGACAGCCGTTGTAACGGGCGCGACGCTTTACGGAATCAAGGCGGTTATGACAAAGAAGTTTGACATGAAGGAAGCGGCCGGGTACATGACCCCAAAACCGAAGAGCAAGTAGGTGACGTACATATGGCTTTATCGAACACGGCAGTTCCCAAATATTACGGCCTGTTTCGAGACGCGGTCATTCGGGGAGAAATCCCGGTCAACAAAGAGATCGACATGGAGATGCAGCGCATTGATGAACTGGTCGCCAACCCCGGAATTTACTACGACGATCGGGCAGTCGAGGGGTGGATCGCTTACTGCGAAAACGAAATGACCTTGACCGACGGCTCCGACTTAAACCTCCTTGACAGTTTTAAGCTGTGGGGAGAGCAGGTTTTCGGCTGGTATTACTTTGTGGAGCGAAGCGTTTATGAGCCAAACGAGGACGGGCATGGCGGCCATTATGTCAACAAGACCGTCAAGAAAAGATTAATTAACAAACAGTATCTGATTGTCGGGCGGGGAGCCGCTAAATCCTTATACGATTCCTGTATTCAGTCCTACTTTGAAAATGTCGACACCACGACTACTCACCAAATCACCACCGCTCCGACCATGAAGCAGGCGGAAGAGGTGATGTCGCCGATTCGCACCGCCATCACAAGGTCAAGAGGGCCTTTGTTTCAATTTCTCACCGAGGGCTCGCTGCAAAATACAACCGGCGCGAAAGCGAACCGCACAAAGCTGGCGTCTACGAAAAAGGGCATCGAAAATTTTCTCACCGGTTCTCTCATTGAGATACGCCCCATGAGCATCCATAAGCTTCAGGGTTTGCGCGTCAAGATCGCCACTGTGGACGAATGGCTTTCCGGGGATATCAGAGAGGACGTCATCGGAGCCATTGAACAAGGCGCTTCCAAGGTGGACGATTATCTCATCATCGCTACCAGTTCGGAGGGAACCGTTCGGAATGGGAGCGGCGACACCATCAAAATGGAACTGATGAAGATTTTAAAGGGCGAGTATCCCAGTATTCACACTTCCATCTGGTGGTATAAACTGGATTCGGTGGACGAAGTCGCCGATCCGGATATGTGGCTGAAAGCAAATCCCAATCTGGGAAAAACGGTCAGTTATGAAACCTACCAACTGGATGTAGAACGGGCGGAGAACGCCCCCGCCGCGAGAAATGATATTTTGGCAAAACGGTTTGGGCTTCCGATGGAAGGGTACACCTATTACTTTACTTATGAGGAGACCCTTCCCCACAGAAGGCGGAGTTTCTGGCAGATGCCCTGTGCTCTTGGAGGAGATCTTTCCCAGGGGGACGACTTCTGCGCTTTTACCTTTCTGTTTCCGCTGTCCGGCGGCGTCTTCGGCGTAAAAACCAGAAACTATATTTCTTCTCTGACCTTGATGAAGCTTCCGGGAGCCATGCGGAGCAAGTACGACGAGTTCATCTCGGAGGGGAGCTTAATTGTTTTAGAGGGCGCTGTTCTGGATATGATGGAGGTTTACGAGGATTTGGACAAGCACATCTCCGACTGCGATTACGACGTCCGCTGTTTCGGATACGACCCTTATAACGCAAGGGAATTTGTGGAACGGTGGGCTTCCGAAAACGGCTCGTTTGGGATTGAAAAGGTGATACAGGGCGCCAAAACAGAATCCGTCCCTCTGGGGGAGCTTAAAAAACTCTCTGAGGAACGGATGCTTTTGTTTGATGAGGAGCTGATGACTTTCGCCATGGGCAACTGCATTACCATGGAGGACACCAACGGAAACCGGAAGCTGTTAAAAAAACGGTATGAGCAGAAAATCGACGCCGTAGCGGCTATGATGGACGCTTATGTGGCTTATAAACTCAATAGGGACGCGTTTGAATAAGGAGGTCAAAATGAATAAACATGAAGAATTTATCAAGCATCACGGTGTTTTAGGTATGAAATGGGGAGTTCGCCGTTATCAGAACAAGGATGGAACCTTGACAGAGGCGGGAAAGAGGAGACAATTCAAAAAGATAGAAAAGAGCTGACAGCAAATATCTTGAAGAGCAATTATCCCGGACAAAGAAAATATAACGCCGGTCAAAAAACCGTAGCAGATCATCTAGCTGGGAAATTGTTGGTGCAAAAATATGGGCAAGAAACTGTATCTAAAATATTACGAAGAGAGGATACTGTTGCCGGAATAAAATTTGTCAGTGCATTAACCGGTGCTACTGCACTATTTGCGTTAGGTGCGTTGGCAGAGACCAAATTTTAAGCAGATTCCGTTCGATATGATATGGAGGTGAGCATCTAAAATGAACGAATCATTCGGCTCCAGGCTAAAGCACGCCTGGAACGCTTTTATGAACCGGGATCCCACAGGGTACTATCACAATCTCGGCACCAGCTATTCCTATCGTCCGGACAGGACGAGACTCAGCAGGGGAAACGAACGCTCCATTGCAACGTCGGTATACAATCGAATCGCCATGGATGCGGCGTCTGTTAAAATTCAGCATGTTCGTCTGGACGACGATGCCCGCTTTCTGTCGGTGATAGAATCCGGCTTGAACAACTGTCTGACGGTTGAGGCCAATGCGGATCAGACCGGACGAGCGTTTGTTCAGGACGTTGTCATGTCTATGCTGGACGAGGGCTGTGTCGCCATTGTGCCGACGGACACCACCTTAAACCCGAATCACACAGGTTCCTATGATATTCTCACCATGAGAACCGGCAAGATTTTGGAGTGGTATCCGCAGCATGTCAGAGTCCGATTGTACAACGAACGAACAGGACGAAAAGAGGACATCCTCGTCGCCAAAAGTATGACCGCGATTATCGAAAACCCGCTGTATGCCGTCATTAACGAACCCAATTCTACCATGCAGCGGCTGATTCGCAAACTCAATCTTTTGGACATCGTGGATGAACAGAGCAGTTCCGGAAAACTGGATTTGATTATTCAGCTTCCCTATGTGATTAAATCCGAAGCGAGACGCCAGCAGGCGGAAAATCGGCGCAAGGATATTGAAGATCAGTTGGCCGGTTCCAAGTACGGTATCGCCTACACCGACGGCACCGAGCGAATCACTCAGTTGAATCGGGCGGTTGAAAACAATCTGATGGCTCAGATCGAATACCTAACGAGTATGCTGTACAGCCAGTTGGGAATCACTCAGAGCGTATTGGATGGCACCGCGGATGATAAAACCATGCTCAACTACAACAATCGTACCATTGAACCGATTCTTTCCGCCGTTACCGACGAAATGGAGCGCAAATTCCTGACAAAGACCGCCAGGTCGCAGTTTCAGGCGATCGCATTCTACCGCGATCCGTTTAATCTTGTGCCGGTGGCTGACATTTCCGAAATCGCCGACAAATTCACCCGGAATGAAATTATGACTTCCAATGAGATCCGGCAGATTATCGGAATGAAACCGGCGGACGATCCGAGGGCGGACGAACTCCGCAACAAAAATTTAAGCGAGCCGTCCGGAGAACAATCTGAAGGATCGGCAGAGGAAGCACCGGAACAGGACGGACAACAATAAGGAGGAAAACTTTCAAAATGGATACCTATGATTTCAGCGGATGGGCTACGCGGAACAATCTCCGATGTGCCGACGGGCGCGTCATCTTGAAAGACGCGTTTAAGAACAATGATGGGAAAACGGTACCTTTGGTTTGGAACCACCGGCATGACTTGCCGGAAAATGTTTTGGGGCACGCGCTGCTGCAAAACAGAGATGAGGGCGTTTACGCCTACTGCACCTTTAACGATACCGAAACCGGCCGGAACGCCAAGCTCTTAGTGGAGCACGGAGACGTTTCGGCTCTTTCTATTTATGCCAATCAATTAAAACAGCAGGGCGCTGATGTTCTGCACGGCGCCATCCGAGAGGTGAGCCTTGTGCTCGCCGGGGCAAATCCCGGCGCGTTTATTGACTCTATCATGATGCACGGCGAGGAAACCGACGGGGAAGCCATTATCTACACCGGAGAAGGGCTTTCGCTTTTCCACGCCGAGGACCAAAAGGATTCCGAGGAGGAAGAGAAAGTGGCTGAAAACAAAAATCAAAAGACGGAAGAGGAGCCAACCATTGAAGAGGTGTTTAACACCCTCAGCGAAAAACAGAAAACAGCGGTGTACGCCATTGTCGGACAGGCTCTGGCAGAGGATCAATCGGATAAAAGAGAAGAAGGAGAGGACGAGGAAATGAAACACAATGTATTTGACAACGAAGATACCAGAGAGAACTTTCTGAGCCACGCGGATCAGGAGTCGATTTTGAAGCTGGCAAAAACGGATGGAGTCGGTTCCTTAAAGGCTGCTATGAAGATATACATGGAGGATAATAATCTTCAGCACTCTGACATCAGCGGCTTTATTCAGACCGGCAATGGCAATGTTACCACACTCTTCCCCGACTATCTTGAGGCGCATCCCAGTCGCACCCCCGAGCTTATCACCAACGATATGGGTTGGGTCGATGCCATTATGGCTAAGACGCAGAAAATCCCCCATGGTCGCGTTCGTACTTCCCATGTAGATATCCGTAATATTGACGCTTTGTCTGCCAAGGGTCACAAGAAAGGCGGCGAGAAGAAAATTACAGGTAACTATGCTCTGGTGAGACGTACTACCGACCCCCAGACCGTGTATGTCACTTCTGAGTTGCATCGCGACGATGTGGTGGATATTGAAGATTTTGATTATATTCAGTTCCAATATGGTGTTGATCAGATATCACTAAAGGAGACTCTGGCCGTTGCTACTATGCTGGGTGACGACCGTCCTGACAGTGATCCGGAGAAGATTTTCCCGGATCATATTCGTCCTATCTGGCTGGATGATGAGCTTTACACCATCCATAAGGACATTGACTTTGCTGCTATGGCTAAAGAACTTCAGGGTAACAACACTGAGGATTACTTTGGCGAAAGCTTCATCTATGCCGAAGCAATGGTCACTACCTTGCGCAAGGCTCGCAAACATTTCCGCGGCACCGGTAAGCCCGATTTGTATATCACTACTGATATGCATAATACCATGATTCTTGCACGAGATCGTAATGGTCGCCGTATCTATGAGACCGATACTGAACTAGCCGCTGCTTTGGGTGTTGCCAACATCTATGAGGTAACCCAGTTTGAGGACAAAATTCGTACCGATGCTGATAATAGGAAGCATAAACTTCACGCTATTTGCGTGAACATGGCTGATTATGGCTATGGCGCCTCCAAGGGCGGCGATATAACCCACTTCACAGATTTTGATATTAAGTTCAACCAGCTTCAGTCTCTGCTGGAGACTCGCAAGTCTGGTCAACTTACCAGAATCAAGTCAGCCATTGTTATTGAAGAACTAATCAACCTCAGTTCTTATAATACGGATGAAAGTTTAGCGGACTAATCAAGGAGAAAATTCAAAATGGCAAAATTTTATGGAATGATCGGTTATGGCGAGACGGTGGAGACGGTTCCCGGCGTGTGGGAGGAGCAGATCACCGAGAGAGCGTATTACGGGGAATGGATTCGCAATACCAGAAGATTTCAGACAGCCGACAAATTAAACGACGACCTTACGATTTCAAACGAACTGAGCGTTCTGTCCGATCCCTTTGCCAATGAGAATTTTCATCTGATGCGGTATGTGGCGTTTATGGGCGCGAAATGGAAAATTGCGAGCGTCGAAATTCAGTACCCAAGACTGATACTGACTTTAGGAGGTGTATACCATGGCGGCGAGACTGAAACTGCATGAAATTCTTTGCGAGATCCTGGGGAGCCGAAATGTGTATTATCAACCTCCTGAAACGGTGAAAATGAATTACCCCGCCATCGTTTATGGGCTGGACGATATGGAAAGCACATTTGCCGACGACGGGGTGTATTTGTTAAAAAGACGGTACGCGGTGACGGTAATCGACAAAAATCCGGACAGTCCGCTTGTCGATAAAGTCGCCGTCCTGCCGTCCTGCCGGTTTAACCGGCACTATGAGAAAGATCATCTCAATCACGACGTTTTTACACTGTACTTTTAAAAAGAGGAGGAATTTTTGAATGAGTAAACTTGTATGGGACAAAGTGGGCGAGCGCTTTTACGAAACCGGCGTCGAAAAAGGCGTTTTATATCCCGCCGTCAGCGGCGCTTACCCAAAAGGCGTCGCTTGGAACGGGCTGACCGCGGTGACGGAGAGCCCCTCCGGGGCGGAAGCTACCGCTCTCTACGCCGACAATATCAAATACTTAAACCTGATCTCCAACGAGGAGTTTGGCGCGACCATTGAGGCTTATACCTATCCGGATGAATTTGCCCTCTGCGACGGTTCCGCGGCCATTGCGGCAGGCGTCATGATCGGACAGCAGAAGCGTTCCACTTTCGGGCTGTCCTATGTCACAAAGCTTGGAAACGATGTCGACGGAAACGATTACGGGTATAAAATCCATTTGATTTACGGCGCTTTGGCCTCCCCCTCGGAAAGAGGATATTCCACCATCAACGATTCTCCGGAGGCAAACACGCTGTCCTGGGAAATTTCTACCACACCGGTGGAAGTCCCCGGTTTCAAACCGACGGCTTCCATCACCATCGACAGCACAAAGGCCGACGCGGCGGAACTAAAGAACCTCGAAGATATTTTATACGGCTCCGACGACGTGGAAGCGAGACTTCCGCTGCCCGAAGAACTGATTGACATTTTTAAAAGCCAGCAGGCTGGAGAATAAATGGCAGCTCATGAATCATGGGAGACGCATCGGCAATTGACCGGCGTCTCCTTTTTTTGTTGAAAGGAGAAAAGATGATGTTAAAGAAAACCATCACTTATACAGATTACAACGGAATGGAACGCACAGAGGATTTTTATTTCAATCTGTCAAAAACCGAACTCATAGAAATGCAGACGAGCGTCCGGGGAGGACTGGACGCCGCGCTGAAAAAAATCATTGATTCCAACGACGAACAGGCGACCGTGAGATATTTTAAAGATATTATCATGAAGGCTTATGGCGAAAAAAGCGAAGACGGAAAGCGGTTTATCAAATCCGAAGAACTTTCCACCGCTTTTTCTCAGACAGAGGCGTACTCCGAACTGTTTATGGAGTTGGCCTCCAACGATAAAGCCGCCGCGGAATTTGTAAACGGGATCATGCCGGCCAACGTGGCCGCAGGTGCGAACGCGCCCATCGCAATGCCGCTGGCATAGGCGCGCTGACATGCTCAGAGTTTCAATACCTCCGGCAGAACTATGGGACGAGGAAAAACAGGAGTTTTTATACACCAGAGAGAGGACGCTTCAATTGGAACATTCTCTTGTTTCTCTTTCAAAATGGGAGTCCAAATGGAACAGGCCGTTTCTCGCAAAGCAGGAGAAAACCTTTGAGGAAACTTTGGATTACATCAAGTGTATGACTTTAACCCAAAATGTGGACGAGGAGACCTACCGGTATCTGACAAACGACAATATTGAGCGGATTAATCAGTACATAGACGCTCCCATGACCGCCACGTATTTTTCCAAGGAAAAGCCTGTGGGCTCCAGCCGGGAACAGGTCACAGCGGAGTTGATCTACTATTGGATGATCGCGCTGAATATCCCGTTCGAGTGCCAAAAATGGCACTTGAACCGGCTGCTGACTTTAATCAAGGTATGTAATATCAAAAACCAGCCTCCGCCCAAAAGAAGCAGAAGAGAAATCATGGCCAGAAACGCCGCTTTGAACGCGGCGCGCAGAAGAAAATGGAACACGAGGGGGTGAGGCTGTGCAGTCAAACGAAAAAAAGAAAGGGAAGTTTGGGTTCATCACCTTTACCAAGAAGGCGGTGGCCGTGATTCTGATGATTTCCCTTGTGGATTTACAGCTTTCCTATCTTCTCGCTTTTATGGGAAAAGAGCAGATCGCCGAGTCCCTTTCCAGCACCATTGCCAGTACGATTATCGGCGTGATGATCGGATATTTTCTGAAAGCGCTTTTGGAAACCTTTTTTGAGAAGAGGGAAGAACGGTTAAACGCGAATTTTGAAGACAACGGACAGGAAGGAGAGGATCACCCATGAAAATTGACTGGAGACAAAAACTGTCCAGCCGGAAATTCTGGGCGGCTGTTATTTCGGTTGTGGTCAGCGTTTGTGTCATTTTTGGCGTGGATGGGCTGACTGTGGAACAGGTTGTCGGTTTGGTAACCGCCGTCGGCGCGCTGGTGGCCTATATTCTGGGGGAGGGCTTTGTCGACGCGGCAAGGATCAAAAGCGGGGGAAAGGACTCAGACGATGAATCTCTTGTTTAATGGGCGAAATCGGGTGACCTCCGGGTATCGCCTGCCGGAGCGACCCGATCACAACGGATTGGATATTGTAGGCGACGACAGCAAGGACATTCTCTCTCCGGTGGAGGGGGTTGTGCGCTCCTCCACCATTGTGACCAACAAATCGGATGCTACCTGGGAATGGGGAAATTACATCCGAATAGACGACAAAAACGGAAACCGCTATTATTTTTGTCACATGGCGTCCCGGGCGGTCAAGGCGGGCGATGGGGTCAAAATCGGGGACAAGCTGGGGGTAATGGGAAACACCGGGTACAGCTTCGGCGCTCACACCCATTTCGAGATGCGGAAGCCTGACGGAAAGACGCGGTTAAATCCCGCGGAATTTCTCGGGATTCCAAACAAGAGGGGGACTTATATGAATCAAAAGAACGGGTGGGGACAGAAGGGCAGCGATTGGTACTATTATGAGAACGGCCAGGCGGCGAGGGGAAAGTGGGTAAAAGACAAGGGCTTTTGGTACTATCTCGGAACCGACGGAAAAATGATGACCGGACTTCAGAAGATCGGCGGCAAGCTGTATTATCTCAACGAACGGACAAGAGGAGGACTGCCCAAAGGAGCGATGCTGCAAACGGATGGGAACGGCGTCATTCAGTTGTAGGGGATACGCGATGATTCATTTCAGACAAAAGGGCGATTTTTCAAAGCTTACAAAATTCCTGGAAAAAGTGAAAGAAGTCGTACATATGGGCGATCTTGACCGGTATGGCAGAGAGGGCGTTGCCGCTTTGGCGTCCGCAACTCCTGTGGATACCGGTCAGACCGCCAATTCATGGTATTACAAAATAACCAACCGGAATGGGGCGGCTGTGATTTCATTCTACAATTCAAATATTCAAAATGGAGTTCCGATCGCCATTATTCTGCAATACGGACATGGCACCAAAAACGGAGGCTGGGTTCAAGGGAGAGATTATATCAATCCCGCGATCCAGCCTGTTTTTGACAAAATTTTAAGCGACGCGTGGAGGGAGGTTACCAGGCTGTGAGCAAAACGGTAGACCAGAGAGTGGTCGAGATGCGGTTTGACAATAAGCAGTTTGAAAGCAATGTGCAGACCACCATGTCGACTCTGGAAAAACTGAAACATAGTTTAAAGCTGGACGGAGCCTCTAAGGGGCTGGAGAATGTGAGTGATGCGGCAAAAAGCTGCAATTTTTCCGGACTCAGCGGAGCAGTCGAAAGCGTCCGATTAAAATTTTCGGCGCTGGAAGTCATGGCCGTAACCGCCCTGACCAATATTACGAACGCCGCGGTCAACGCCGGTAAAAAATTGATTCAATCCCTTGCTATAGAACCAATCTCTCAGGGCTTTGATGAATACGAACTAAAGATGGGTTCTATTCAGACGATCATGATGAGCACCGGCGCATCTCTTGAAGAGGTAAACGGATATCTGAATGAATTAAATACATATGCGGATAAAACCATTTATTCATTTGCGGATATGACCTCCAATATTGGAAAATTCACAAATGCCGGTGTTAAACTCGACGACGCTGTTATGGCCATTCAGGGCGTTTCAAATGTGGCCGCTGTGTCTGGCGCAAACGCCAATGAAGCATCCAGAGCCATGTATAACTTTGCGCAGGCTCTATCCGCCGGTTATGTAAAATTGATTGACTGGAAATCTATCGAAAACGCCAATATGGCGACGGTAGAATTTAAAACTCAGTTGCTTGAATCCGCTGTGGCGGCGGGAACCCTTACCAGAACCGCCGACGGAATGTATCGGACCATTAAGGGCAATGTCATCGACGCTACTCATAACTTTAATGATAGTTTACAAGATCAGTGGATGACGACGGACGCTTTGGTCAGCACGCTGCGAAATTATGCCGACGAAACAACCGACATCGGCAAAAAAGCTTTTGCCGCCGCGCAGGACGTCAAAACCTTTACTCAGTTGATGGACACGCTGAAAGAAGCGGTCGGTTCCGGGTGGGCGATGACCTGGGAAATTCTGTTTGGCGACTTTGAAGAAGCAAAGGCTCTCTGGACTGGCATCAGCAATGTGGTCGGGGGATTTATCGACGCTCAATCCGATGCCCGCAATCAAATGCTTCAGGATTGGAAAGATCTTGGCGGACGCACGGCTTTGATTGAGTCGGCGAAGAACGCTTTCCAGGGACTTATCAGCGTTTTGACTCCGGTAAAAGAAGCGTTTCGTGAGGTGTTTCCTCCGGCTACCGGAAAAATGCTTGCTGATTTTACAGAGAAGCTAAAGGATCTTACTGCGAAATTTAAATTGAGTGAAGAATCCAGTAAAAATCTGAAAAACACCTTCAAGGGTTTGTTTGCCGCTTTGGATATTGTCAAACAGGCTTTGTCGGCGGTGTTCACAGTCATGAAACCCCTCTTGGGCGTGTTTGTATCCCTTGGCGGAGGAATTCTTAAAGTGACCGGATTTTTCGGTCAGTGGATCGCTAAAGTCGACGAGCTTATTAAGAAAAACGAACTCTTCGGCACAGCCGCCAAAGGTATCTCTCAGTTTATGGAACTGATTGTGACGGGAATCAAAACCCTTGTGAACAAGGTGAAGGAAAAATTCGATTTTCCCGGGTTTGAGCTGTTCCATGCTTTGCTTGAGCGAATTCAAGGACGGATGTCTCAGGTGGGGAACGCCGCCGGAGGAATGAAAAGCGGCGTTGTCTCGGCCTTTAAAGCGATGGGGGAGGCGCTTAAAAGCTGTAAATTCCTTCAATTGTTCGAGGCGCTATGGAATGCGGTCAAGAAAATCACCAGCGGGATTGTAAAAGCGGTTGGCGGATTGGCTGGCGCTTTAGCGGATAAACTTGGAAACGCGAATTTCGGTGGAATCATTGACCTGCTCAACGGACTGTCTTTGGGCGCCATTGCCCTTGGAATCAAAAAATTCTTAGAGGATATCAAACAGCCTCTTGAACAGGCTGAAAAGATAAAAGACCATGTAATCGGGATTTTAGACAGCGTAAAAGACTGCTTTAAAGCCTATGAAACCCAATTGAAGGCGGGAGCGCTGCTGAAAATCGCGGCGGCGATCGCTATTTTAGCTGCCGCTATTGTGGCCATTTCTTTGATAGACAGCGACAAATTGCTTGCCTCTCTCGGGGCGATAACCGTGCTATTTACCGATCTGATGGCTTCTATGGCCGTCTTTAATAAGATCAGCGGCAGCACCAAAAACGTCACTAAGAGCTGCGCCGCCATGATTAGCATGTCTGTTGCGGTGTTAATACTTGCGTCCGCTTTGAAAAAGATTGGCGATTTAAATATCACGGAGTTAGCTACCGGCCTTGTCGGTATTGCGGGATTAACCGCTATCATGGTCGCAGCGGCCAAAGCGATGAGCGGCGAATCCAAGACAATCATCAAAGGCGCGACCCAAATGGTCATTTTTGCGTCGGCGATTAAAATCCTCGCTTCGGCGTGTAAGGATTTGTCGGCGCTCAACTGGGAGCAGTTGTTTATTGGACTCACAGGAGTCGGCGTACTGCTGGCGGAAGTGTCTCTGTTTATGAGAACGGCGAAATTCAGCGGAAAATCCATAGTGGCGGCTACCGGTATTGTAATTTTAGCTTCTGCCATGAAAATACTGGCTTCCGCCTGCGGAGATTTCGGCCGGATGCGGTGGGATGAAGTGAAACAGGGACTCATAGCGGTGGGAGCGCTGCTTACTGAAATTGCCATATTCACCAATCTCACAGGGAACGCCAAACATCTGCTTTCCACTGGAACCGCTCTTGTGTTGATTGCCGCTTCTATGAAGATACTCGCATCGGCGGTATCCGATTTTGGAAATTTAGGCTGGGAACAAATCAAAATGGGGCTAATCGCAATGGGGGGCGCTCTTGCGGAAGTTGCCATCGCGGTTAATCTAATGCCCAAAAATATGGTCGGTATTGGAACCGGATTGATTGCCGTCGGCGCGGCGCTTGAAATCATTGCGGATGTGATGAGTAAGCTTGGCGGCCTTTCGCTGGAGCAGATCGGCAAAGCCTTAATCGCAATGGGCGGCGCTTTGGCCGAACTTGCGATTGCTCTCAATCTAATGAACGGAACGCTGTCCGGTTCAGCGGCTCTGCTTGTGGCAGTTGCCGCACTGGCTGTGTTGGCTCCGGTTCTCAGTATTCTCGGCGCAATGAGCTGGGAGTCCATTGCCAAAGGTCTGATCGCGCTTGCCGGAGCATTCGCCGTTATTGGGGTGGCCGGATTGGTGCTTGAGCCGCTGGTTCCCGCTATTTTATGGCTTGCAGGAGCGTTTGCGCTGATTGGAGCCGGTGTTCTCGCTGTCGGAGTCGGTTTGGTTGCCGCCGGCGTTGGCTTATCAGCTATTGCGGTGGGTTTTACCGCTCTTGCGGCGGCCGGAACTGCCGGAGCGACAGCTGTTACAGAATCACTTACTACTGTTATCGCTGGTATTGCCGATTTGATTCCCCTGATCATCGCGAAAATCGGGGAGGGGATCATTGAATTTTGCAAAGTGATTGCCGGAAGCGCATACGCCATCGGGGATGCCGTGAAGGCGCTTGTCCTCGCTTTGGTGGATGTGCTGGTGGAATGCGTCCCGGCCATAGCCGACGGCGCTTTGAAGCTGCTTGTGGGAGTTCTGGAAGCGGTTGTACGGTACACCCCTCAAATTGTGGACGCGTTATTCCAATTTCTCATCGGCGTTTTAGAGGGTATCGCCAGAAACCTTCCGGGACTGATTCAGGCGGCGGTGGACGTTATCATGGCGTTCTTTTCCGGCATCGTGGACGCGCTGAGCGGCATCGACGTGGATATTCTTCTCAAAGGAATTGTCGGAATCGGTCTGCTGTCGGCGATCATGCTGGCTTTGGCGGCGGTTGCCGCTTTGGTTCCCGCGGCCATGGCCGGCGTACTGGGAATGGGACTCGTCATTGCAGAATTGGCGCTGGTATTAGCCGCAATCGGCGCGTTGGCGCAGATTCCGGGGCTTTCCTGGCTCATTGGAGAGGGCGGCAAGCTGCTGGAGGGAATCGGCAGCGCCATCGGCTCGTTTATCGGCGGCATCGTCGGTGGATTGATGAGCGGCGTTTCCAGTGGATTCCCTCAAATCGGAGCGGATTTATCGGCGTTTATGACCAATGTTCAGCCGTTTATCGACGGGGCGAGTAAAATTGACGCCTCTATGATGAACGGCGTCAAGGCGCTTGCGGAAACCATTCTCCTTCTCACTGCCGCTGATATTTTACAGGGGATTGCCTCCTGGGTCACCGGCGGTTCGTCCCTTGAAGACTTCGGAAAGCAAATCGTTCCCTTTGGAGAAGCAATGGTCGCTTACTCTGACACAGTGTCCGGAAAAATAGATACCGCGGCGGTAACCGCTTCGGCGAATGCCGGAAGGGTGTTGGCGGATCTCGCCTCCAATCTGCGCAACAGCGGGGGAGT